GCCGTGCGTCGGTGCGGTTGCGATGTCTGCCACGGCGACTTCGATGGTCGCGGTGATGCTTTCCATCACGCCGTGAACTTCAAGCTCCTGTGTGTAGCCGAGGGAGTTGAAATCGCACGGCACGTTTCCACCAACGCCCGGAAAGGTGAAATTGACGGTGCCGAAAACTTCCGTCGTGGTATCCCAGCTACGGGTCATAAAGTCGTCGAATCGTGCCATTGTAAAAGCGCGGAGTAGTCAAAAAGAAAGAGGCTCGCCGTTTCCAGCGAGCCTCCCCTGATGTTTCCCCCAAACCTGAACTTTATTCCTTTGCCGCCTTTTTCTTCGGCGTCTCCGGTTCGCCGTCCGTTGCTGGAGTGGATCCGGTTGCTGCCAAGACTGGCGTGAGAGAGAAGCACGCCACGCGCTCGCCAGCCTTCACGCTTCCGCGTGCGTCGATGACGGTCTTGCGGTGAATTGCGCCGGGCTTGTCCGGACCAACTAGGATGTCGGATTCGCCGCGTGCGTTTGTCTTGAGCGTGATGAACTTCATGGATTAGGCTGACTTGATGATTTTCAGACGGGTGGCGTCGCCGGCGGCTGCGCCAAACATGACGTTGAACGAAGCCCATGCTGCGCGGGTCGAGGTGCTGCCCCACGTGGAGAAGCGAACGGACAAGCCGAGCGACGGGATTGTGATGATTTCGTTCGTTCCCATCTGCGCTGCCACTGTCGGGTCGAGGACCGGAAGGCCTGCGGCTGCGGCGATTGCCTGAGGGTCGCAAAGGAATCCGGTGACGTTTGCCTGTGCGCCGTCCCATCGGTTATTTTCGATGATGCGGTCAAAGCCGTATGCGCCCGATTCGCCGAGCTGGAACGAGTTCCGGTCAGTCGGCAGGATGCGTGCGATGTAAGAGCCGTCGAGCACAAGGTGCTTCATGTCGAGGTTCTTTCCAGCGGCATACATGGTGATGAGGTCGTCCGTTCCCCAGTCGGCTGCGGCCACGGTTGCGGTCGCCGAGCCGGTGACGGGAGCGAGCGCAATGTCGGCGATTTTGTGAGCGAGCTGACGCAGATTGATGTCGAAAATCTGCTGGAGCTTGAATCCCTGCTGGAGCTGCGCCGAGGTCAGATGGAACGAAGCGGAATACTCCGAGGGAGTCACCGCGATGTTCGCGAGCGTGCTGTCGCCGCTTTCGTAGTTGCTCGGGTCCGTTTGAACCGTTGCGCCTGCGGTAGCTTTCGGGACTTGGACGACTTTCTTCGGCGCGAGTTCATCGGTCGAGAAGTCGGTGGAGTATGCGTTGAGGAAGGCGAGCTTGCTGCCGAGGACGGTGAGAACCCGGTCGCGAGCGACGTCAACCACGAGGTCAGATGCGAGTGTATTTGCCATATCTTATTTTGGTTATTGGTTGTTGTTGTTTTTGGTTCTGCGTCCCTTTTTAGGAGAGCAAAGTGTTTTTGTGCTTCTGGAAAAATGCGAAGCGGTCTTCGCCTTCCAGTGTCGCATAGTGCGCCTTGATTTGCGTCGGCGTATTGAGTTCGGTCGCGCCGGTGGAGTCCTGTTTGATTGGTGCTTTCGCGCCAAAGCGTGCGCCGGTTTCGCGGGCCTTTGCCGCTTCGAGCTTCGCGTCGTCGCGTGCTTTTTCAGCTTCGAGCTTCGCGGCTTCGGCGGCTTCGAGCTTCGCGGTTAGGTCAGCGTTTGCAGCTTCGGCAGTTGCGAGCTTTGCGGTTGCTTCGTTCGTCGCGGTGTTCGCGGCTTCGATGTCTTTCTGCGTCCCGGCGATGATAGCCTTTGCAGCGTCGAGTTCATTTGTCAGGCTCACGATTTGCGCGGCCTTTGCGTCAATGTCAGAAGCGAGTTCGGAAATGCTCATTTGCTTTTTCGCGTTGTCAAATAGTTCGCCATTTCCTTCGCAACTTCGCGGGCCATGCTCATGCTGCCGATGTAGTCTGCGAGTCCCGCTTCGATGCTTTGATAGCCGGTGACGACTTGTCCGCGCATCGCGGAGTCTTTCACTTGCGGGCGATTCTCTTTCACGAAGCCGGTGAACGCTGCGTTGATGGACTCGATGTGCTCCTGAAACCATGCCGTTTCCGCTGGCGTAGGTGAGCGTAATTCATTTCCCGCCGCTTTCAAGTCGGATTGCGCCGGCGTGAAAATGTGAGGCGTGATTCCCATCGCGGAAAGTGCTCCAGCGAAGTCGAGGAATTGAATGCGCGTGCCGATGCTGCCAATCATGCCGCTGCCTTGCGTCACGATAGCCGATGCACCTGCCGCGATGTAATACGCTGCGCTCGCTCCGACTTCGCCAACGTGCGCCACGACGGGCTTGATGTTGCGAGCCTCTTTCACAGCCTGCGCTGCTTCCGGTGCTCCGATTGCGCTGCCGCCGGGCGAGTTGATTTCGAGCACGACGGCGGAAACATTTGGGTCGGACATTGCGCGGCCAATCTCTTCCGTCACCTGCCCGTAATCAGTCATGCCAAGCATCCGGTCGATTCCGGTTGTGTTTTGAGCGAGCACGTCGTTGACGTGGATGGTTGCGATTCCGTCGGACACGGCGTAATCTTTGCGCTGGTTCACGAAGTCGCCGATGGTGAGATTTTTCGGCATCGCTTCCGCCTTTGCGCGAAGGTTTGCGAAGCGTTGCACAAATGCTGGAATTGCCGTCGGCAGCATCGCCAACGGCTGCGAGAAAATGGATTCTGGAATGTTGATCATGGTTCGGTTGCGTCGTTTTCTTCTGGGTCAGTTTGCGCCGGTAGCTGTTGAGTTGTTTGCCCAGCAATTTGTAACGTGATGGGCCTGCGGACACCGCCGTCTTTCTGCCAAGCATTTGCTACCGGCTGAGATTTCTTCGGCAGTTTGAGCGCATCGCGGAATGTGTCCTCGTCATCCTCCTGCGGTGTGATTGCGCCAGCGCGAACTGCCACTCCGTATGCGTCCGCCTTTTGTTTCACGGCCTGTGAGTTTGCCATATCTTCTTCGTGCTGACTTGGCGAAGATTCCGTTTGCGTGCCTTGTGCGTCCATTGCTCCGCTGCCGGGCGGGAGCGATCGCCACATGGAGCGAATCCAAATCGTTTCCGATTCGGACAATCCTTTTTCCTGCGCTCGCCTTTTCAGGTGCTCGAGAAACTCAATCGGCTCCTCGATCCACTGCTCCATGTGCGGGCGATAGTCCTCGCCTTGTTCGTCATAGACTGAGCGCATATTCGCCAGCCCGTTGTTGATTTCCTCGATGCGCGCTTTCGCGTCCCGTCCGTTGTCGAGCGTCACGCGCCGCGGGCGACGGTAGCTTATTGCATCGCGCCAGCCTTCGGGCGGTGCGGGCAGGAGTCCGCTTGCAACGCGCCACTCGATGAATCGGATGATGAGCTTCTCGAACCAGCCGTAAATCACTTTGTCCGCTAGAAGCGAGAAAGCTGCATCCGCCTGCGCGAAGATACCGCGTGCGTTTGCTCCGCCTAGCTTGTCGCGGCTCCAGAAAAACTCGATTGGCACGCCGGTTGCCGCTGCCGCGTCACGAAGCAAAAGGTCGGTGACGTATTCGTTCACGAGCGGCGATGGAGTGTTGCCGGAAATCAGTTGAACGTCACCGTCTGCGCCGAGTCGGGCGATTGCTGCTCCCGCACCTTGGTAGAGGTTTTCGACGGCCTGCGTGTCTGCCGCATCTGCCTCGCCATCATTGGAGAGTTTTGCGAATGCGCCGCGTCCTGCGCGTGCCTTCGTTCCTTTGAGCACGAGAGAAATCAGCCGTTGCGTTTTGGCTGTCTTGGTTTCGAGCCGTTTGAGTTCGTGGATGTCCACGAGGTTGTTGACGCCCGGCGCGAGCGGCGAAACGCCACGCGATTGATTTGTGCCGTGCGCTTCGAAAATATGCGCCACGTCGCGGGCGTCGTATGGCGCGTAATTGTCAGCCGAGAGCTTCACGAAGTAGCGGACTGCGCGGCCAAAGTCGCCGATTTCAATTCCGTCGTGAACGGGCACTTTTGCGGTCGGCGGAGTCGCAACGTCATTCGGGTCGATTGCGTAAAATGCGGGGCACTCTCCAACGCCATTTTTCGGCGACGGGAAGTCAGGGTTTTCCGAATGCAGAACGAACGCCTCGCCGACGATTACAAGCTGCTCCGCGATGTGCGCCTGCATTTCGTATGCGTTCCGCCGTCCGGCCACGTCGCATTGAGACGGCGAGAGTAGGTAGTGCTCCGCTGCGAGCGTTGCCGCTCGATTCCATTCTTTGTCGGGCGTGTTGAACGCCGGAATGATACCCTTCCCTACGGTGTGCCGGGCAATGCCTTTTCCCCACTCCTGCACGATGCCGAAGTTTTGCCGGCACCATTGCACTTTCTCGACGATGCGCTTTCGCGTGAACGCTGACAAATAAAGGCGGGAGTCGTCCGGCGCGACGAATAGCACGTTGCTTCGGTCGATGCTCGCGGTGACAGTCTCCGCGTAGCTGCGCGTCCCGTTCCCGAGTTTGGCTGGTTTCTTCTTCGGCTTCATTGATTTGACGCGACGATGTTTTGAAACGACGGCACCGTGAACACCGGATTTCCGTCCGTGTCATCGGTAGTCCTGAGCGCGTCCCGGCAAGCCTTCGCGACGGTCGCCGCGTCCATGCCGATTTGCATGGTGTAGCTCTTGCCGTTTCGAGATCCGCTTGTCATTGAGTCGATGACTCCGCCGCCTGCCACGATTTTCGCCTTTGCGGACGCGAGTAAATCCGTGACGAATGACTCGTTTCCGTCGTCAATTTCGTCGATGAGAAAGCTGGTAAACTCTGCCAGAGATAGCGTCGCCATTTCTGGCGTGCTCTTGTCAAAAGGTTACTTCATCCCCGCCGCAATAAACGCCTTTGCCTCAACTCTCAACTTCTCCACCTTTTCTGTCCGCGTGAGAAAGTCGATGATGTATTCCCTGCCCCACTCCGCGACGGGCTTTTCGCTGATGGTGAATGTGAGTTTGAACGGCGGCGGCGGGAGGTCCGGCTTCACGGTCGGCTCCGGTTGCGGGAGAAGTTCCGCGTGACGGTAGGCGTTCGTGAGCGCAAGCGGTGTTTGGTCCTCCGTGAAGAAAACCCTGTCCCGGTTAATCCACTGTTGCCGGTATCGGTCTGCCGTCGATTGTGAGATTCCAAGGTTGAGCTTGGCGAATACTTCCGGCCACGACGTGCCCTTGTGCCGGTTGTGGATCTCTTCGAGAAGCTGCCCGAGTTGCGCGGAGGATTTTAATGCCATTGCAATGCTCGCCATTGCCGCCGGCATCACTTCGCTTTCGTGCTTCGGGAGCTTCGCGAGGATGATGTTGATGACTTCGGTTTCCGGGAGTCCACGAAGCTCTTTGTCGTCGTAGAAGCCGAGGGTGAGTTGTTGGTTTGTGTTGGTGTTCATGGTGTAAAAAAGTTGAGTCTGCGGACAAATCTCCGGTCTGTTCCGTCCCGTTCTTTCCGCTTTCCGCGTCGCCGTTCTGCGGCCTCTTGGCAATAGTCCTCAGCTTTATCAGCCGGGTTGCTGATGCCCGGATGAAGTGCCTTTATTTGCCGATACGTGTGCGAAACGCTTGCGCGAGTCAGCCCAAACGCCTCCCCGATTTCTTGCACGCTCCGGCCCTCGATGCCGAGGAGTCTGCCGTAAAGCGTCGCACGAATGGCAAAGCGTTTGTCCTCGTCGGCTGAGATGAGACGAAGCATTTCGCAAGCGACACGGCGGGCGTCCGATTGTGAACCGTCGCCGAGGTCTGTTTGTTCAACGCATTGTTCGACAAGTTCCCGCGTGAGAGCGTGCCATTGCTGCCGGGTCGTCGGCAACGGACCTTGATACTCCGCGAACGGCTCGTGGATGAGGTCGGCGGGCGTGTCGAGGTTCATCTGCGGGCGATAACTCGCTTGCGGGTCTGTTGCGGCGTCGTGGTTACGCATCTGTTTTCTGTTTCTCGTTTTCTTCGCTCAATTTGTCCGCGAATCCGTTCAGGAAACGCTTCACGCAATCGTCGCAAACCGTGCTGCCGTCCGGCAACTGCCATCCGTCTTTCGGACCTTTGTTTCCGAGTTCACCATTACAGGCTTCGCACTTTGTTGTCATGTTTCTGTTTTCTGTTTCGTTGCTCCTTTATCAGCGTCGCGGAGCGTTTGCAAGCGAGCTTCTACGAGTTCCGAGATGACGAGCTGCATTTTTTCGCAGTCGCCCAAGTGGTTGTTGCTCTTTCTCGAAAGCCACTCGCCGTTCTCTTGATACTCGTCCGTGAGTTGCGCTTTGTATTCGTCATCCACGTCAACCGGTAGCCACCAGTGGATTGACTCGCCTCCAGCCTGCCCGTGCTTCACGCAATCGTAGTAGAGACGGGCGGCGTAGTGGTTTGACCAGCAAAGCCAAAGGTCGAGCTGGTCATCGTAAACCTTGCCCATGCGGATTTTGTTCCATCGCGTCTGCGCCGGGCCTGCGCCCTTGTAAGGGTCGAAAATGCGCGTGCGTTTGAGGCAAAACTCGTAAACGCGGTCTGCGTCATCGCCTGAGTCAATGAGTCCTGCGCTTGCGGTGAACTTGTGCTCTTTTCCTGCCGGGTCGGTAAAAGTGAAATGACGAATGCGCCCGCTTGCGTCTGGTTTCTCGCCTGCGAGCACGCAAAGCTCTTCCATGCTCATTGCAACGCCCCAATCAACCAATGCACTCCACGTCGGCTTGTCTGGGTGTTCTTCGAGGATGCCCCACGCCCGGATGAGATACCACAAGTGGTCTTTTTGTTTGTCTGCGGTGATTGTGAGAAGCTGCGGGAGTCGCGGGAGCTGTCCTTTTACGTAGCGAATTGGCGTCCGCGCCATCACGCGGTCGATGTCGCCAATGTTCACGGCGGCTCCGGTGCGGATGAACGGGAGTCCGCACGTGAAATTGTGAAACGTGATGAGCTTGCCCACGTCACCTTTACTTTCGAGGAATTGCTTTGCAATCGCTGCGAATCCACCGCCGAGTTCGGGCGGTGCATACGCTCGCCAAAGGTGTGCGCTGATGCGGTCTTTTGCGGCTTTCGGGTTGTGAGCTACCCAACGGTAACGGTTTAGCATCCATCGGAGGCTTTGCTGCTCGATGTGCTTTTCGCAGTAGGCGCATTGATACGTGGTCGAGGTCTCGATGATGTCGAAGTCGTAGCCGGTTTTGATGCGCGTCATCTGCGTTGCATCCCATTGCGCTACAGCGTCTATCCATATTGCTGCTGTCTCGAAACTGATTTGCCCTGTCTTTTCTTCCCTCGTTCCTTCAATCGGCATCAGGTGTTCGTCAAACGGCACCTGCGCCGTCTTGTGCGAGAATGAAAGCCGTTGCCATCCGGTCAGATGCGGATCGCGGCTTTCGTCGCTCCATCCGACCGGCCACTTGTCCGGCTGCGGGAACGTCTCGCCTTTTTCCTTCGCGGCCTGCGAGCAATGCGGGCATGGCAAATAGCAATGATGCTGAGTCCCGCGAAGGAATGATTGCCAAATCGGGGAAAACTCGCCTGCCATGCCGGGGCTGCTGTTCTCGATGATTTTCCGCGTGAACGGGAAAAGCTGCGTGCGTCCGATGATTTTGTCGGCTGAAGATGAATCCTCTTTTGCTTCACGGTTTCCCTTCGACTTCACCACGGCCTCTTTGCATCGGTCAAACTCGTTGATGATGGCCAACTCTGCGTTGAATCCGTGCAGGTTTGCTTCCTCGCCGCTGCCCACAAAGCGAAGGATTTTTCCGCGAAAGGTTTTCCAGAGGCTTGTCCACGTTGTGCGCCCAAAGACGGCGAGCTTCGCAGCCGGTTCGCACGCGAGGATGAACGGGTCGATTTCCGCTTTGCTGACTTTCTTCGCGCTTGCTCCCGACGGGTCCAGCCAAACGATGCTGCCTGCTTTTTCGGCGAGCCAATAGAGCATCAGGACGATGGAAAACAGGGTTTTCCCGACGCGAATTGACGCGCAAAGCGTGACGAAGTGAATGTGCGATTGCTGCGCGAGGTCGAACAGTCCGCGAAAGATTGGCAGCCGTCCGGTGTTGAGTCTGCCGGGAATCGGTCCGCTTGCATCGGGCGGGATTGTGACGTGCTTGTCGGCCCATTCCCAATATTTCACGAGCGGTCGCGGGCGGATGATTCCGCGCACGATGCGCTTTAAGACTTCCCCTGCGTTGCGGTATTGTATCAAGGTTCCGCCCTCCCCGTCGCCAGCAAAAAGGCGTCTGCGCGTTGGGCTGCGGTTGTTCGTTCTTGTAGGTTCAAAATTGCTTACCTCCAGCGATGCGTCGGGCTTCGTGTTTATGGTCCTCGCGCTGAGCGTTGAAGGCCATTTTCTCATCGAATGCACCCTGCAAGTCGTAGCCAAATCCTGCGGCGTAATCCAATATGCGGATGAGCGCATCCGCTAGTTCGACTTCGGCCATCTTCCGATGTGGCAGCTTGTCGTCCATAAGGTCTGCCCGTTCGCCCTCTAAACACTCAGAGATTTCCGAATGAATGAGCGCGAGCAGTTCGCCCTTATTGCGCTTGATGGGTTGTCCGGTTTCCATGTCCTGCCACCATTTGATATTGGCGGCGTGGACGACTTTAGATAGTTCGTTTAGGTTCATTTGTCTCCTTTCATGTCTGCGTCGATTAATTCACGGCTGAGTGCTTTGTAAAACATCCCATCAGGCTTCCCGATGTTCGGGCGGCATGTTTCGATTATCCAATCCAGCCGCGCCTTGTCGGCTCTGAGTTCGCGAAGCGATTCCGTGGTGATGGTTTCGTCACAAATTTCGCAGCACATTTGAGCGTTCCGGAATGTGACGTTTTCGGCTTTCAGCCTTTCGACTTCGGCGCGGAGTTCGTCGCGTTGGCCTTTGATTGCTTCAACAATGCCATCGAAATCTTTAGCCATTGTTCCGGCGTGCTCTTCACAGACCGCAAGCTGTCCGCGCAATTCCGCTACTTCGCGAATCGCTTCATCGCGTTCGGTTTTTATCCGGTCAACGATTTCGAGATTGCCCTTCATTCGCGTCAATACGCCTTCGATTGATGGCGATGTAAGGATTTTGATTTTCTCTTTCAGTTCGTCGCGTTCGCGTTCGAGCTTGCGGGCAAGCGTATTCATTGAAAGAAGCCGCCCTGAATGCGTTTCTCCGGTTGCAACTCCTCTATTTACTTCATTAGTCGTCTCCGGTGTTGGTCGGTCGTTCATTTGTTCTCCTTTCTCGCGGCGAGAATGTCGCCGCGTGTTTTTTCTGTTTTCATGTTGTTTGTTTTGTTTGCTCTGTCCTGAAATTGCCAATCCTCCGCAGCGCGGCTTCTACCTCTGCGCGTAAGTGTTCCGGCGTGCCTTCAAGCGCACGCTCAAAGTCGAATATTGCAAGCTGTCCAACGGTCGCCTGCATTTCACCGTGAAGTATCCTCGAGATTTCCGGCACGTCCGTAAATCCCTGCACCATAGGTGCCGCTCTGTCTGGAAATGAGTCCACTCCGTTCTGAATGCTCGCAAGCAACGCGCCAAGCGGAACCTCTATGTCGGCCACGAGGACGGCTTTGTCGCTTTCGAGATCCGCTTTGATGCGTTCGCGCCGGACCTTTTCGCGAATCAGCGCACGGTTTAAGTCGTCTTTTGATTGTAGCTCGTCCTCCGGGTCGGCGTTGTCGGGCGGGAGTTCGTCGTTGCACTTCGCGAGGTTCCGCTTCCGCATGAACTCGCGCCACAGGTTCGCGTCGTGCAAACCATCCGCGAGCTTGGCTGGCGAGTCGGCGTATTTTTTCCTCCAATACTTCATCGCTTGGCTGGTAACGCCAAGCTCCTGAGCCAGTTTTTGCCATGTTGTGCAGTATCGCGGCATTGTATCAAATCTGACAGTTTTGCTTAGTAAAGCGCAGTTTTAGGCCGATCATGCAAAAGTGCAGGGAGAGAACAAGTC